CAAGACTATATACTGCCATCTCAAGAACATTAGCCAATGCAGAGAAGATTGTAGATATAGCGAGTATCTGAACAGGTACAGAATTGTCATAAGTAGCACCGTACAGTCGCATGATAAAACCACCGAAGAGCATTACACCAATAGATAATAACAAAGCCGTAATGCCTACAATGAGCATATTATACTTCAAAGTAGATACAAAGGAGGTCTTTTCCTTATGTAAACTGGATAGGATTGGCAGGACTATCTGACTGAAGGCTGTGGGAACAAACAAGATAATAACTTTCCACTGGTCAGCCGCTTCGAAGACTGCAAGTTCCTGAAAGCCCTCTGCACGCACAAGTATTGAGCGTATCAACCAGAACGAAGGGGTGATAAGTAATGCCGACAAAGCTGCTGGAAGGCTATAAGTATATAAGATAGAGAAGTCCTTTAAATGGAGTTTCTTTATGCTTAACTTCTTTATATGAATAGCTGAGAAGTTCTTATTGATAGAAAGATGATTCGTAACAAATATCAAGATGAATCCCATTCCAAAACCAAGAATAGCTCCATTAACACCAAAATAATATGCTCCAAGAATCGTTAAAACCGATTCTAAGACACTTCCCAACAATGTATTGATAGCGATTGCCTTGAAGTTTTCAAAGCCCATCAATGCTCCATTCTGTACACCATTGATGATAGAAAAGAACAATAACACCGCACCTATACGTACTGGCAGGACAATACTTGGATGGTGAAGGATGTTATTAGCTATAAACGGTGCGCCTAACAGTATCAGGATTGCCGTTATGATGGCCATTAAAAGTCCAAAGTAGTTCGTTGCAGCATAGACAGCAGGAATCTTATCAGCCTGCTTCTCCCTGTATTCTGCTATATACTTAGTTGACGTAACACCTAATCCTGCAGAGCCAAGCACAATAAACATATTAATCGTAGAGCGCACCATAGAGAACTCTCCGTATGCTTCTTTCTGCAAAATATGGGCACAGATGATACCAACGAGTAAGGTAAGGAACTTCGCTAAAGCCGTTCCAGTGAACGACCACACCAGCCCTTGCCCCATTCTTCGTGATATAGAAGATGAGTTTACACGCGTTATGATATCCTTCACTCTAATCATCAACTATTCACCCTTTGCTCCACCAAACAATAACGAGAAGTTACAAATAACGAATGTAACCATCATACTCAGGAAAACAACAATAAAAACAAATGCCATTCGCTTTGGTCCTGCAGGCTTAACAGGTACAGAGGCACTCTGAACTATCGTAAAAGAAGGAGTATGCTCTTGCAACTTTGCCTGTGCATTTTGTAGCTGTGTGCTCAACGCACTATAAGCATTAAACTTCAACTGCATATCATTCTCCAAGTCATCACGTTGTGACTGAAGCTCTTGTAAGATAACATCTTGATTGGCATCAGAGAAGGTTGCATACTTCTGACGTGCGTCCTCATACTTCTTCTTTGCCTCTGCGACCACATCGTCCGCACCGTGTGCGAGGGCTTCCTTTGCCGCAGCCGTCGCCTCCGCGCCAAGCTCTGACAATATTTTCTCAGCAGAAACGAAACCTCGGTATCTAGCCATCTTCCACCAACTCCCTGCATTCCAGAACGAGCCATTGTTTTTTCCCGCTGAGTGGATACGGCGGCGCAATGGGTGTGAGCGTTTTGTCGCCCCAACGGATACGATCCGTCACGCGCACATCCGCACGATAACGGATGACGATGCGGTAATCCACCTCCTGCACCTTCTCCGCATACCCGTCCGAGATTTTTGCCGCAAACGGAAGAACAAGCGCCCACGCTTTACCGACTTCTTGTGTTGTTTGCACGAGAATATTCCCCTCATCATCCGTCTCCGTTACGGGACGCAGGATGGAAATCCGATGACGCAGTTCGCTCATGGACACCCTCACCTAAAAGACCTCCTTCCGCACACCGAAGAGAAGCGAGCGCAGTGTCAGCGCAAGCCCTCTGTGATCCGCTTCCTCCCGATGTTCATAGAGATAGGATACGGCGTAGAGTATTGCGACCCGTACAATCGCCTGATCTTCAACCTTGGACAGCTTCTTCACGCGCAGAAGTGCCGTGCAAATCTGTTCTGCCGTTTCCGCAAAGTGCGTGAGAAGGTCATCCTCCTCATCCCCGTCAATCCTAAGATACTGCTTGACTGCTGCAAGCGGCACAAGCATAGAACCACCTCCCCTCTTGCCGCAAAACCAATGAAATCGCTGATAAAATGGATAAGTGGACGATTTATCAGCCCTTCATCTTGAGCGTCTGCACCGCTTCCTCAAGAACGAGTTTGCCGTCCACACGCTCTTTCATAACATAGCCGACCATGCCGTTACCCGCAAACAGCTCCTTCAGTTCCTGCAGGGAACGTGTCCCACGGTCGCCGATATTGTAGTAGGAGTAGTCACCGAATGCGATGACGGTCTTACCCGCCTCGACAGCAGGCATATACGCCGAGGAATAGACGGGGTAGCCGAGCAGACGGTCGGGTTCGCCCATCTGATACGACGGCTGCCAGAAATACGCCCCATTCGCGTCCTTGAGCTTTCGGATGCTTGCAAGCGTCTGATCGTTGACGATGAACGATGCATTCTTGCGGTAGGGACGCTTGAGACTGTAGACGAGCGTCACGAGTTCGTCCGCCTTGATGTCTGCCGCCGCCGTGGTGACGGATGTCTTTGCGGAGGCAAGGAGTCCCTTCGGCTTGTGCGTCCCGTCGCCATTCAGGAACGCATCCTCCTCTGCGTTGCCCAGTGCCTTGCCGAACTGCTCGATGAGATAGTTCTCAAGGTTGAAGGCGTTGTCATAGAGCAGTTCCTCCGTCACCTTGACCGCGACGTGGAGCTTGTGCGCATCAAGAACGATTTGGTCAAACGTCGCCTCGCCAAAAGTCAGAGCTGTGCCCTCCTCAATCCACGATGCCGCAGGTTTCGTGGCGGCGATGTTGATCTTGTGCTCCCCGCTCGTTGTGATGACCGTCGCAAGCGGACGCAGGACGTTCTCTTCATCCAGAACGTCGATCAGACGCTGATCGTACTCTTCGGGTACGAGATAGCCGCCGTTTGCATCCACACCTTCCTGCAGGACGTTCTCCACCTGCCGGAAGTTCGTACGCAGTGCCTTCAGCATCGCCGCACGGTATGCCTCGCTTGCACGACCTGTCTTTTCGGAAGCGAATCCTGCGCCCGGTGTATTGGTGATTGCCGACGTTACAGGCTTTGCAAGCTGTGCATCGAGAATCGCCTGACGCTCCATTCGCTCGATGTCCTTGCCGAGCGCAAGTACCTCATTCTCCATCTGCTCGTATACCTTGGCATCTTCGGCTGTAAGATGCCCGTCCTTTTCGTGAGAGTCCAGAAACTGCTTTGCCTGTTCCCACATTTCTGCACGCTTCTCGCGCATTGCCATGATCTTATCCATGTTCTTGTCCCTCCATTAGTTTCTTAGTGTGAAATAGAAAAGAGCCGCTTCTTAAACGGCTCTGCATCGACATTGTGTGTTCCCTGCCCAAATTTAGAGAGCAGAGAGTTCGTGACAGCGGCACGGGAGAAGATCAGTCCGTCTGCCGCATCACCTATGGGATGTTCCCTATTTTCATAGAGAACGGAATCCGCGAAGCCGAGTTCCACGGCTTTCTTTGCATTCATCCACGTCTCGGCATCCATCAGCCGTGAAATCTTCGCACGGGAAAGTCCTGTCTTGAGTTCGTAGGCATTGATAATGCTCTCCTTGATCTCGGCAAGGAATGTGATTGTTCGCTCCATTTCGTGCGTGTCTCCGATGGAAGCAGTCATCGGGTTGTGGATCATCAACATCCCCAAGGGAGAAATCTCAACCGTCGATCCTGCCATTGCGACAACAGATGCGGCTGATGCCGCAATCCCGTCAATCTTGACGGTGACATTTCCTTTATACTCCATGAGCATATTGTAGATCTGTGCCGCCGCATAGCAGTCCCCGCCCGGTGAATTGATCCAGCGGTCAATATCTCCCTCAGCTGCGTTCAGCTCAGAGCGAAAGATTGCAGGTGTGACCTCATCGCCCCACCACGTTTCGTCCGAGATTTCACCGTCCAGAAGCAAGACACGCTTCTCTCCCTCGTTCCGTACCCAGTTCCAAAATTTACGTTTCATCGCCCTCTCCTTTCTTGTTGGCGAACAAACCTGCATCCCTCAGTTTTGTCATATTCCCGTTGATGAGGTACAAATCACCACCCTCGGTAGATTCAATCGGATTCATGTCCTCAAGGCTACGGATGTCATTTGCCGAGAGCCATCCGTTCTGCCGCCCGATGGCATATCCCTCCATACGGCTCTTGTAATCCCCACGCAACAACCCATCGACGTTGAAGCGGATGAAGTAGTCCTTCCGCTCCTTCTCCGTCAGCAATGCTTTTTGAAGCGACTGCTCCCACCGCATTACCCATGGATTCAAGGTGTATTTGACGAACTCCAAGGACTGCTGCTCGATATTCGAGAAACTCGACTTTTCCAGATCACCGACCATATGCGGCGGCACACGGTAGAGGCGTGCGATCTCGTCAATCTGGAACTTCCTCGTTTCAAGGAACTGTGCCTCCTCTGGCGGTATGGCAATCTGCTGATACTTTACGCCTTCCTCGAGCACGGCGATCCTGCCCGTGTTCATTGTGCCGCCGTAGACGGCGTGCCAGCTCTCACGGAGCTTCGACGGGTCTTTGAGAACACCTGGATGTTCCAGCACGCCGCCCGGACGCGCACCGTTCTTGAAGAATGCCGCGCCATACTCTTCCGTTGCAAGCGCGATGCCGATGGCATTCTTCGCCATCGCTATCGGAGAATATCCCACAAGTCCGTCAAAGCCGAGTCCCGGAATGTGGAGCACATCCTCACGCCGCAGACGAATCTGTCCCTTATTTGCAAAGTTCGGATTCTCCTCCGTGCTTCTCGTGTAAGTGTAGTAAAGCTCACCCGTGCGGCTGTCACGGCTGACTTCCATCTTGTCCGGGAGGAGCGGATAGAGTCCGAGAACCTTGCCCCTGCCATCCCGCAAAATTTGTGCGTAGGCATTTCCCCACAGGAGGAGATGACTCATCATTGTTTCGCGAAATATAAAGGAGGTCATCTCAGGATTCGGCGCGTCGTGGAGCAGGAAATACAGCGGATGCTCCGGCACGCGCTCTTTGCCCTGCCCTTGGTAGGCATAAACATGGAGTGGCAGCCCCGCGATGGATTCGGCGAGGATACGCACACAGGCGTAGACTGCCGTCGTCTGCATTGCCGTCCGCTCGTTGACCGCCTTGCCTGCCGCAGTCTGCCCGAACAAAAAGGACAAGCCGCCAAGATGATTGTAAGGCTTGTCCCGCGAACGAAAGAGTTTGCTGAATAGGTTCATGGAAACCTCCATTTCCAAAAAATCTCGCCACAGAAGATGATGAGAGCAAGAGCACCGCCCTTTCGAGCGGTGCTCCGTCGTTTCAGCTTAGAAGATTTCGATGCAGGAAAGCTCCATGCTGTTGATGTCGGCTGTGAATTTCGCGCCCCGCGCAATCTCGTCGGCGGCTTTCAAAAGCTCCTCTGGCGTGGGGTTTCCGCCCATCTGGCAAATGCTGGCATTGGCTTTGATGTCTCGGAAAACCTTGCGGGCTTCCCAATCCGTCTTCTCGTAATCCGTTTCTTTGCGAATCTCGATGCGGATGCAGGTGTCGCGGTCGCTTTCGTTCGCCCAGCCCATCGTGTTTTCCTGCATCGCGAATCCGTACGCGGCGGCCTTGCTCTCGATGATCTCGGCAATTTCCTTCTTCGTCATTTTCTTTTCCTCCGTTTCTGGTTCCTTCGGTTTTCCCTTTCGGTATGTGTATATTCCCGTACTATCACAGAAATAGCAAGGCCATATGTACGTATACAATCGCCCTAAAACACCCACACGCCGCGATTTTCATACACGGATGCGGAGGTATCATTCCCGCAACGGATCGCACGATCCAGTGCCATGATAAGCGCAATCACGCCGTCGATCTTCTCCGTAGATTTCTCCTTGTCCGCCTTGATGTTTCCCGCGGGATCGGTGCGAATGAAGATGTTGTCTGCCATCCAGCGCATGACGGGATGCCCGCCGTGCGCTATTTTCTTTTCCAGCGTCAGCTTCATCAGCTCCTTGGTCGGCGGACTCATATCCTTGAAGCCCTGCCCGAAGGGAACGACCGTGAAGCCCATCCCCTCAAGGTTCTGCACCATCTGCACCGCGCCCCATCGGTCAAAGGCAATCTCGCGGATGTTGTACTTCTCGCCCAGTTTCTCAATGAACGCCTCGATAAATCCGTAATGAACCACATTTCCCTCCGTGGTCATAAGAAAGCCCTGCTTCTCCCACACGTCATACGGCACATGATCGCGCCGTACACGAAGATCAATATTCTCCTCGGGAATCCAGAAGTACGGAAGCACGGCAAACGTCTCATCCTCCTCCATCGGAGGAAATACCAGAACAAATGCCGTAATATCCATCGTCGAAGAAAGGTCAAGTCCTCCATAGCAGACACGACCTTCCAAGGCTTCTGCATCCACGGGCATGGCACACGCATCCCACTTATCCATCGACATCCACCGTACAGACTGCTTCACCCATTGATTCAGCCTCAACTGACGGAAACTGTTCTCCTCGGCGGGATTCTGCCGCGCAGAGTCACAGGCTGCCTGTACCTTGTCGATGCCGACGGTAATTCCGAGCGACGGATTCGACCTCTTCCAGACCTCCGGGTCTGTCCAGTCCTCATCTTCCTTCGCTCCATAGATCACGGGATAGAAGGTCGGATCAATCTTTCGCCCTTCCAGAATATCTTTCGCTTTCTGGTGCGTCTCGTAACAGATGGACTGCGTATCCGTCCCCGCCGTAGTAATGAGGAAGTAGAGCGGCTGCATTCGCGCATCGCCGGATCCTTTCGTCATAACGTCAAAAAGTTTGCGGTTCGGCTGTGTGTGAAGTTCGTCAAATACCACGCCGTGGATATTGAAGCCGTGCTTTGAATACGCCTCTGCCGAAAGTACCTGATAGAAGCTGTTCGTCGGCAAATACACCATCCGCTTCTGGGAGGCGAGGATCTTCACTCGCTTGCTGAGTGCGTGACACATACGCACCATGTCGGCTGCGACCTCAAAAACGATGCTCGCCTGTTGACGGTCAGCGGCGCAGCCGTAAACCTCGGCACGCTCCTCTCCGTCGCCGCAGCAAAGAAGAAGTGCGACGGCGGCGGCAAGCTCACTGTTGTGCGTCGGAACGAAGGATTCCCCTACCAGATAGCAATGACTCCTGCTGTCCACTTGGATGCACTGCATGGGGACACGTTCTTTGAGCGGCACGATATCTGCCAGATAATGAAAACAGGAGCGAGTTTCCTTAACCCGCTCCCGTTTCCGGCAGATTTTCCGATGCAGTTTTGATGTTGGTTGATCGTCAAATGTAGTGAACCGTATGATGTAGAGGGTTTCCCCTGTCGGCTTTCCGCATCGCGTAGACGGTGCTTCTGTCATGGCATTCTTGATGCCGAGACTCCACAAGAGTTCGCGTACTGATTCGGCAAGCTGCTCGATGGTGCTGACGTAAACGCTCTGCGCTTTCCGACTGCCGATACATCCGTCAGAATCCATCAACCCTTGCAGGAGTTCCCAACGCTGACGCTCCGAGGCTCTAAGATATGCGATTGGGATCACCTTATCGCGAAATGTCGGAACGAGGATTGTTCGGAGTTCATTGTAATAGACGCGCACACTTCCTGGTTGAGGAATGCTGTTGTATGGAGCATACGGCACATTCTGTGTGACCGCCTGTACGTCCTTATCGCAGATAGTAATTTCGGGCTTGGTGGCACACCCGTTGCCGAGCCAGTATCCGTAAAGATACGGATCAACGGGAAGATCACACTCTGCGAGATTCAGCAATTTTGCCACAGGGATACGGATGATGGAGCGGCGTGCCTCCTTTTCGTTATCCCGATATTTTTCTCTGTACCTCATCGTTCGGCTGTAGATTTCACCCGTTGTCCAAAGCACGGATCGCGGCTCGCCGATGATGTGCTCCACATTCCAGAGATGCCGTTCCCCTGCCACGATGGACGATCCGTCGCGAAAGGTCAATCGATAGGCTTGCTCCGTATCATCCACATCGCTCTTTGCAACAACACGGCAGGGCTGTCCGTTTTCATCAAAAACGGTATCTCCGACGCGAATATCGCCCATCGTAGTAAAGCCACTTGGGGTAGGGATTTTCGTATCGAGAGCAAGCTGTTTTCCCTGTTTCTTGGGAATCTCCACATACGCCGTGTTGAACTGCCGATAGCCGTTCGGCTTCAGAATTCCGAAGATGTCTCGGATAATGCGCTCCTGCCAGTCAATCAGCTCGAAGGGCTTTCCTGCCCACGTCCCCTTCGTATGGCACAGGCACTCGATGAAGCCCACGGCATAGTCCGCAGCGGCTTTGTCATAGTGTGCGTCCTCTGCCATGAATTTCGTCGGTGTGTAGTCCGTCAGTTTCCGCAAGCAATCACCCCCATCAAAAAAGAGCCGCTGTCAGCGACTCAAAAACACAGAAACGAAAAGCAGCCCCGAAGGGCTGTTTTGTTGTTCGGCGTGGTTTAGATGCGCTTCATGCACCAGGCCATCGCGTGTCCGCCGTCCTCGAAAAGCTCTGTGGCGGCTTCGACGAGGTTCAGGCGGCATTC